CTTCTTACCAATTCAGTGCTTACTCGATCAGACGCGTCCTTTAAGTCAATCGTTGCGAAAAACTTCGACTCCGAAGAGCGAAGAGCTAAGCTCTGATTGATTCCTTGATCTGTGAAGTTAACATGTCCCTTCGTAAAGGGATGGTTCTCCAACAGAGGAACTACGACACCCGCGAGACCTTGCTGGATGTATTGATACTCCAACGGTTCCGCAGATATCAAGCGAGGACCGCGAGAATCCTTAGGCACAAGAACTACTTTGGCGCATCCGCTTTCGCGGCGCTCCAAGGAGGTATATTGTACCTTCGAATCCACAAGCGCAGGAATACTACGACAGAAGAAGAAGTCGTAGTAGGGGAACGTTTGGTGTATTTGGTTGTAGTGGGTCTTGAAATCCCACTTCTCCCAAAGCTTTTCACCAGACGCCACCGCACCAGGCCCATGTTTTGGGCGAACGTCTTTAAGATTGAAGCCTTTAAAGACTTTCCCAACCAAGGAAGCTTCTTTATCGAAGTCCTTCTCAAGGCAAAACTCGGAGAGTTCGGTTTCATTGTTGACGAAACCACCCAAGACTTTTTCTTCTAATTTCTTGGGCATAGGAACTTCGAGTTTGTAACATAGGAAGCAGACTTGAAGCACATGTTTCAGTGCTTCAGCCCGCTTGTCTCCTGATGAACCTTCATCGAAGACTGCATTAAGGTATTCCTCTAGAAAAAGAGGCCTACCACTACGGGCTAGCGGAAAACCGCGAAAACCTGTAGGGAATGCACCAATCTCAATTCCATACAATACAGCCTTCCCTAAAGAAGGTAATGTAATCGTTAGGAATGAGATACCCTCAAACTGGACACGATGTTCCAAAACATCAATATCCTTTTTGAGGTTCTTCGGAGAGGTCAGTCCCAAAGGATTGGTGTGTACTAAAGTCTTTGCAAGTTCCACGTAGAACGTGGCCAATGGCTTTTCAAGGGTCCGCATTGAGGAATCCTTCCATTAGAGGAAGCCTTCCAACAAAATTGCAAACACCCAGCCATAGTCCCAACATCGAGAACAAGGACTGGTAGCGATACTAGCCTTCGCCCCGAAGAAGGGCTTGGACGACGCCGACGTCCGTGAAGCTGACAGCGGGCTCAAAACCCGGAATCAGCAACGTGAACAATTCAGACAGCTGGTCGATGACGATCAAGTCACTCGACGGAACTATCTGATCAACGGCGATGGTCACGTTTGTCGTGACCAGGTGCGGGACCCCCGCGACGAGAATGCTCTTCTGAATCTGGATCAGGTGACGCTCCACAGCCGTACCGTTTTTACCGGTCGTACTGGGTTTCACGTTGAGATACTCTCCCTCCGGGCGAACTGTCGCGGTATTAATCCGCTGAGTTTCCTTGAGGCCCTGAGAAACCAGATTGAAGATAACACTATCGCCATCGTTGGCCTGCAATGTGAGATTGGGAGACAACATATCCTAACTCCTTGTATGTCAAGTGGAAAGCGCTTTAAGCACGCGATCCAGCGGCGATGGCTAGTAAAAGACTAGCCTGCTTGGGTTTTAAGCGATCCAAGTTGAATAGACTTGGCGCTTCGGGAATCCCAGACCAACGTCTGTAGACGCTAAAGTGAGCTAGACCGATTGGGACCGGATTGTGATAACCGATCACATCGTTCCAGTTCGAGAACTGCTCCAATCTTAGCTGCCCTTTTAGGGTAACAGCGTATACTGGCCGACGAACCCAAAAATCACCGCTGAAAATATTGGTGATTGCGAG